TCCACCTTCAACAGCGAGCTCCACAGCTGCGTGCCGCCCCACGACAACAGCGCGATCAGCAACGCCGACAGAATACTCAGCGCCGTCTTCCCGATCTGATTCCGCAACGCCGACACCGGATTGCCCATGCGCTACTCCGCGCTCAGTTCACTGACGTCCACGCCCGCCGTCTCCCCCAACCGGCGCAGCACCGTGATCACATTCCCCACCTGCCGCCGCGTCACGCGCACGTCCCCGCGCACGCCGTTGTCGCCGTCGAGCCCGAACATCGCGTTGTTCAAGCGATTGAAGTTGTCGTCGTTCGCCTGATCCGTATGCTGCCGTATCCCCGCGTACCGTCGATCGTTGCTGTCGATGATCTCCTGCAGCGCCGTGCGCGCGCCCGTAATGTCCTTGTCCACCTGCGCGAACCGCAGCTCCAGATTCCGCGCATTGATTGCGCGCAAGATCAGCGCCGCGATCGCCGTCATCGACACGCCCGCCCACCAGATCAACACCACCACCGCCCACACCGGCAGCATGGCCGCCATTTGCGCCACCTCCTGCTCGAGCACGCTATCTCCTCCAGATGAAGGACGCGATCGCCAACACCACGCCGCCGAGCCCCGTCACATACGCGAGCACCGTGCGCGATCGTGCCGCCCCATCCGCCGCCACGCGATCCACCGCCGCCTTCGCCGCTTCGACCGCTGCTTCCGCCGCGCGGAACTTCTCCTGATTCAGCCGCGCATCCGCCTCACGCAACGCCGTGAAATGCAGGAACAACGTATGCGGCGTCCACCCTTCATCGATCTGCTGTTCAGTCATGCCAGCACCGCGGCGACCAGAAGCCCGTCAGCCGCCGCTGCAACGGCCCTTCCGCCTCCACCACCTCCCGCACCACCTCGCCCCGCGTGCGATCCGCGTGCACCATCCCCGGCCACTCCGTCACGATCCCCACGTGCGCGCTCGCGCGCCCGAACATGAACAGCGCCAGATCGCCCGCCTCCGGTGTCTCGACCCGCACACAGAACTCCGCCACGCGCTCCCGCAGCCGCTCGCCGTCCTCGTGCAGAAACCAGTCCTGTCCGTAGTACCCGATCTTCCCGTCCTCCAACACCCCCGCCTCCTCGTAGACCGCCGCCACGAGATGCGCGCAATCCACACCCGAACCCTTCACGGCCGCGTGATGATGGAACGGCGTCCCCAGCCACGCCTTCGCCAGCGCCGTCACCACCCACCGCTGCACGCGCACATCGCACAGCTCCTCGACGCTGCGCGACGTCCGACACGCCTCCGCGATGATCGTGCTCGCCGCCCGCATCGTCGTCACAGCGTCGCCTCCGCCACGGGCACGAACGGGAAGCCCGCGAAGTGCGTCAGGTTCGCAAACTTCGCGATGCACGTGCTCATGGATTTATCGCAACCGGGATAGATGCTGAACGTGTCGCCATTGCCTGGCACGTTCGGAAACGCCGGCACCACCGTCACCGCGCCGCTCGCGTTCAGATAGCTCGTCACCCGCCGCGTCAGCCCGTTGTTCACCCCGCTCGTGAACGTGATCGCCCCGAGCTCGAAGTAGTGATCCGCCTGACTCAGCGTGGAGTTGATCACGCTCGCCGTGCTGCCCGCCGTCGCCGCGTTCGTGCTCGTGTACGTCCCCTGACTCAGCGTGCACCCCGCGTCGTACAGGATGTGCAAGCACCCCGGCTGAAACTGCCGCCGCGGCATCGGCCGCTCCAGAATCGCCAGCGCCTGCGTGATCTCCAGTTCGATCCCGCTCCGCGACGGCCTGCACTCGCCCGTAAACCCCTTCTCCAGAATCACCGTCCCCCGGCTCGTGTCGTTCCACGTGGGCATGAACGCGCGCTCGAGCGTGATCGCCGCGCCGTCCAAGTAGCCCGCCAGCACCGCCGCCTGCCACGTCGTGCCGTTCAGCGTCGCCCCCGTCGGCACCGCCATCCGCACCGGCACCGGCTGCACCTCCAGCCCGATCTTCGTAATGATCCGCTCGCGCGTAAACGTCGGGAGCTGCACCTCCGTCCCGCCCGCCTTGAACGTGTAGACCGTCGCGTCCAGCACCACCGGCGTCACGTTCAGCGTCGCCCCGTGCAACGACGTCGACTGCACATCCACCGGCGCCGACGTCAGCCGCACGATGCTCCCCCCCACGGGCGCGATCGTCAGCAAGTCCGCCACATACGGCGACACCGCCGGCCCCAGCGAGTTGAGATACGTCGTCAGCCCCGCGCTCATGTACTTCATGCGTTCAACACCGTGCGGAAAGCAAGTTTTTTCAGATCCCAGAACAGGTTCGCAAACTCCGTGAACTCGATCGAGTCCTCCTCGAACCGGCACCGCCAGTAGTACGTCCCGCTCCACGCGATCGCCTGCCCGCCCGCCGGAATGTGCCCGCCCGTGAACGTCACGAGTCCGCTCGCGCTGATGTTGTACGCCGTGACGACCGTCTGCAGGACGTTGTTCACGTAGATCTTCGGCGTCGAGTGCGTGTTGTACACCGGCTCGAAGAACCCGCCGTTCAGCGACCGCCCGAGCTGGAACGCCGCCGTCGTGCCGTCGCCCGTGCCGAACACCATGTACGGCGGCGTATTCGGAATCGTATCATCCTCGGGATCATCATACAGGAACGACGTCTGACTCCCGCCGCAGTTGCAGTAGAAGTTGTACAGCGTATTGAGCTCCTGCAGCTGCGACGCGCCCACCGGCGTGTACTCGCGCAAGAAGTTGTAGACCAGACTGTAGCGCCGCACCGGATACGGCGTCATCCCGATCCGCACTTCCGCCAAGCTCACCGACGACTGGATCTTCGTCACGAACTCCGGCGCCTTCGTGTTCTGCCACGCCAGTCCCGGCAACACGGGGAGGATGAGCGTCACGCGCGCCGTCCCGCCGCCGCCGGCAACGCCCCGCCGCGCTGCATATGCGTCAGCGCCGCGCGTCCGATCGGCTCCGTATTCTTCCGCGCCCACGCGTGCACGTCCGCGCTGTCCAGCGCGTGCACGTGCACATGGACGTCGCCGCCTCCGCCACCACCGCCCGCCGCCATGCTCCTGACCGCGTTCGCCAGATTCGCCGGCAGCACCATTTCCTGCGCGTGCAGCTGCGTCACCGGATTCAACCCCGCCGGCACATCGAACCCACCCGCCGCGCTCGTCAGCGCCCCGAACGCCTCCACCGCCGCGAACGTCGCGCCCGCCGCGATCCCACCCAGCGCCGGCGCCAGCGGCCCCAAGAACGCAAAGAACTTCGTCGTGCCCGCGAACACGCTCGCCGCCGCCGCCGCCGCATCGTCCGTGATGCTCGACAGCGCCTGCGCCGCGCTCAACGCCTTGCTCTTGGCCGCGCCATGCTCGTCCGACGCCTGCTTCGCCTTGCTCACCGCGATGTGCGCCTCGAGCGCCCGCAGCTCGTTCCGCACCATGTCGCCCAGCAACTGCTGCCCCACCTTCCGCATGAACCCCGCGAAGTTCCCGCCCCGCTGCTGCATCTCCCCGAACGCGCGCTCGAACGCGCCCCGAATTCCCTCCATCGCCCGCGTCCACTGCTCCTCCGTCAGCCGCGCGTTCTCCGCCGCCGTCTTCGCGATCGACACCTCCCCTTCCCGCATATCCTGCTGCAGCGCGTGCAACGCCTTCTCGCGCATCTCCGCTTCCTGCGCGCCCGCCTTGTCGTTCTCCTCCAGCCGCTTCACCACCGCCTTGTGCGTCGCCTCGATCTGCTCGTCCAGATACTTCTTCGCCGCCTTCGTCCCTTCCTCGTCGACCTTTTCGATGGAGCGCTCCAGCGCGAGGGACAGATCGAGCTTCTCCTTCGCCGCCTTCGCCGCATCTTCCTTCGCGCGCTTGTCGCTCTTGACCGTGATCGTCGTCTTGAGATTCCCGCCCGCGCTCATCTGCTCGCGCCGCGTCTCCGCCGCGTCCAAATCCGCGTCCACCTGATCGAGCTGTTTCTTCTTCGCGCTGTACTCGTCACTGATCGCGTTCATCTCCTTCTGGATCTTCGCGGCCTCCCCCGCGCCGAACAGCAGCTTGTCCGCCTCCCGCTTGTCCGCCGCCAGCTTCCGATACGTCGCGCCGAGATCTTCGAGCCCGCCCTTCCACGCCCCCGGCACGAGCTCGCTCTTGCCCGCGAGCTTCCCGTCCACCAGCGGCTGCCCCACCAGCAGCTCCTCCTTCTTCTTCATCAACTCCGCGACGTTCCCCGCGTTCACGAAGTCCGCCATCTTCTTCTGGAATTCCTCCAGCAGATGCGCCGACTCCTTCACCATGTGGTCGATGTGTTCGAGGATCAGCGCGACCGCCGTGGAGACCGCGCCGACCACGGGCCCGAACGCGAACCCCAGCAACGCGATCGAGTGGAGCGCGCGCGTCACGCCCGTCTGCGTCCCATCCATCATGTTGTTGACCGCGAACGCGATCATCACGCCGGAGTGCTCGAAGCGACGCCCGAGTCCTTCAAAGGCGCTACCGATCTTCTCCGTGTTCGTCTGCATGGACGTCGTCGCCGTGCGCACGCTCGCGCTCGCGCGATCCATCGCCGCGTCCAGCCCGTCGACGGTGCCCGTGATCTCAACATTCACACGCCCGTCGGTCGCCATCCGTCCCCTACCTCCAGGTTCCCGCCGCCATCCCCCGTGCCAGCGCCTTGAGCTCGCGCATCTCTGCCTCCGCCTCTGCGTCCGTCCCCACCCGCGGCTTCCGCGCCCGCTGTTCCGCCGTCTTCCCCCCGCCGAACGCGCGCGCAATCGCGCCCACCATGATGTGCGTCGGCGGCGCCTCCAGCCAGTACAAGCACAGCCGGTTCGCGTCCGCCACCGTCATCCCGTGCACCTGCTCCAGCGTCCATCCCGTCGCCGTGATAATCAGCCCGTACAGTCGGCGGATCCCAACCGCGCTGAACATCCCCTCCTCGTCGGATCCGCCTACGCTTCCCCCGCGCCCGTGCCCTCCGCGCGCTTCTCGAACGCCGCCCCCGTCATCGCCACCACGAACGCCGCGCTCACCTCGTTCGTCGCCTGATCGAACGGCAGCCCGCACACCAGCGTTGTGAACTCGTCCTCCGTCAGCGACGGCGGCGACGCCACCCAGTCGATCGCATGGTACACCGTCTTCACCATCCCCTTCATCTGCTCCACATCCACGAACTTGTCCTTGTCGCGTTCGCGATGAATGTGCGCGAACGCCTCCGGATTCTCCCAGATCGGCCCCATCCGCAACTTCCCGACCTGGAAGCTCCGTCCCGCAATCTGCACGAGCGTCGTCGTCATGCGTCTCCTCGAGCGGTGAGTGAACCCTGTTAGAAGTCGGACTCGTAGTACTCCAGCACGTTCCCCAGCGAGTCCTGATAGACTCCCATGTCCAGTCCGAGGATCGTGTAATCGTTGTTCTTCAGCGGCATCGACAGCTTCGGCACCGTCACCGCGTAGAACTTGAACCCGAGCACCTTCGTGCGGAAGATGTTGAACAGCGTCACGCTGTAGCTCGCGCCCGTGCCCATCAGCGGATTGTTGTAGTGCACCGTCTTGCCCGCGCCCGCCACCGTGTACGTGTAGCTGATCCAGATCACGTGCCCCACGTCCGCGAGCGCGAACGTGTACACCCCCGCCGCCACCGTATACTGCCCCGTCGTCGGCGTCGGCCCCGCCACGTTCGTCATCACGATGCCGCTCGTCAGATCCACCACGCCGCAGTCCGCCACGAACGTCGCACTGTTGATCACCGTGATCTGAAACGGCGTCGCCGGAATCGTGCTCGCCTCGTTGATCGCGCTCGACGTATACCCCGCCGCCGTCGTCGATCCCGCGAAGAACGACCCCATCAACATCGCGCTGATGTGCGCCTCCTTCGCCTTCAGCCCCAGCTTCATCTCCCCGCGCGCCACATCCACCGGCAACTGGAACTGCCCATACAGCTCCTTCTCCGTGAAGCTGAAATCCAGATCCACGTCCTGCAGGATCGACAGCTGTACCGGCGTCGGGTTCGTCCCACCCGGATTCAGCACCAACTGTCCCACTCCGAAGTTCTTCATCGCTGTCTCCCTCGTGAGCCCGAGCTATTTACATCCCGCCTTCCGCCGCCGCCATGATCTCGACTGGGATCTTCAGGATGCCCGTATGTCCCTGCGTGCCCTCGAACACCAGAATCTCGTCCCCGATCTCGCAGCTCATGCACAACCCGCCGAGCGTCGTGCCCGCCGGCGGCTCATCGCGCCGCGCCAAGTACATCGCGCCCGCCGCCGTCGCCTCGTTCCCCTGCACCTCCAGCGCCGCCTCGATCGCCGTCAGGATCTGATTCAGCAACGTCGACGGCTGCGCCACGCCCGTCCCGTCGTCGTTCACGTACACCCACAGCTCCAGATACAGCGTCCACACAATCGGCACGCCCCGCTCCTCGCGCCGCTTCGTCTCCTTCTTCTTCAGCATCAGCAACGTCGGATTGTTCGTCGGCGGATTGTCGTCCCACGACGTCACCCGTCGCGTGAACGTCGCAATCGTGTTCCCGAGCTGCTGCTGCAGCCGCTGCTCGAGCGCGACGAACAACTGCTCCCGATCCAACGCCATCGTCGCTTATCCGTCTGCGGCCTGTCGCAGCGCCGCCTGAATGGTTCGCGTAATCGTCGGCCGCAACTCGTCCAGCGCCGGCTTCAAGAACTGATGCCCACTCATGTCCACGTGCCGCGTGTACGGCCCCACCGTCTGCAGGATCTCGTGATCCAGATGCCGCCCGAACACCACCGACGTCCGCCGCGTATGCGCCCGCACCACCACGTCCCCCACGAACTGGAGCTCGAACGCCACGCCATACGGCACGTTCGTTCCGACCGAACTCGTCACGCTATGCGCCGTCCGCGTCACCACCGGCGTCTCCGTGCTGCTCGCCAGCCGCCCACTCCGCCGATGCAGCGCCCGCCCCGACAACCACGTCTCCGACACGTTGTGCGCCAGCCTGAGCCCCAGCAGCTCGATCTGCCCGAACACGGCCTCGCGTTGCTTCGCGTTCACCGCCCCGATCCGCGCCACCGCCTCGCGATCCCCCACCACCCGCGCCGTAATCGGACTCACAGCGTGCCCGCGAGCTCGTCCAGCAACAGCATCCCGCTCTGATACCGCAGCACCGTCGCCTTCACGTCCGGCGGCAACTCGTCCAAATCGAACGTGATATTCTCCTGGTCAATCACCTTCGACTTCTGCCCCAGCCGCTCGAACTCCCGATACCGCATCGCCGCCAGTTTCGTCGCCGCCCGAATCAGATCCGCCGGCATACTGCTGTAGCCCGCCGTGTACGTCACCGTCACGCACTGGATCCGTTTCGGCCACACGCCGAAGTACATCAGCAAGCCGTACGCGTCGAACGCGTAATCCACGCCCAGCGTCAAGCTCACCGGCGGCGGAATCACGTTCGGCTGCGGCAGCGGCCCCACGATCGTCACCGACGCCACCGCCGTCACCGGATAGTTCGGGAGCATCAACCGCTTCGTCCCTGTGCCGTTCCGCGTCTGCGTGTACGTCGCGGACAGCACGTTGCGTTCAATCGCCTTCGCTATCGTCGCATTCGCCCCGTCCGCGCACTCGCGCAGCAACCCGTCGTCCACCGTCTTCCCGATCGTCTGCCCCGTGTCAATCCGGAGCGCGACTTTCAGTTTCGGGACGTCCGTGAACTCGACGGCCGTGGCGCCCATCGCTTACGCCTCCGCTCCCGCCACCGCCTCGTCGTGCTGCGCGTCTTCCGCCGCGATCCGCTTCTCCCCCTGCTCCAGCGTCCGCGTCATCGCCTGCTCTGTCGCCTCCGTCTGCGGATGATCGTCCTGCAGCCCGATCTCCTGCGTCGCCGGTTCCGCCGCCAGCGCCTCCAGCCGCTCCACCTCCGCTCGCGCCGCCGCCAGCTCCGACAACTCCCCCGTCGCCAGCTTCCGGAACCCGTGCTGCTGCGCGATCGCCTCAAACTCCTGCGGGAGCTTGAGAATCCCGTTCACCGCCCGATACTCGTGCCCGTGCACCGACAGCACCACCGCCC